TGTGATGGCACCATAGATGCCTGGTCCGGTCCTGTCGGGGTGCGAGTCTTACCGAAATTGGCGACTTGAATGCTGGTGTTAGGATCCAGCTTGGGCACGGTGGGTATTCTACCGCGCCCAACGCCATGTATGTGCTCAAACTCCTCGCGCGCACCACGTGGTATCTTTGCCCACATAGCAAGATCCTCGACTTCATCCGACTCGACCATGTATCCTTTAGATATCAGCGAGTGGCAGAATTTGGCAAACTTTGACGGATGCGTCTCCGCAAACGTCAAAATTGTGCCAGAAAACAGGATGGACGGATTCATCTGACATCCTGCGACGGCGCCCGTATTATTGAACATTGTTGCGTTCAAATAAGTCGTCTGCGACCGGTAAGTAGGACGATACAAAGTCGCGTCAGCGCGAAAATTTGTAAAGTCATACGAGTCATTGACCTGGGTGTTGGCCAGGTCCTGATACCAGGCTTCTCCAGTGTCAGTGACTCTACGGACAAAGACGGCAGCGGCAATGCGCACCCCACTCATGGTGAGGTAAGCAAAGCCGCGAACAAGGCCTGGAGGCACCGAAACTGGTGTCTCAGCGTCTGCGATCGTGGAATTGCTCACGATCTTGAAATTCTTCCACTCAGCCGTTACCTGGGTGCGTGCATCGTTGGTAGGCATGCCCTCGTAGTCCGGATAGGACGACGGAGGGTGCAAATGTTTCCGAACGAAAGCATCGACAGGATTGTCGATAGGCACCATGGTCTGGGCCTCATTGTCAGCCATCAGACCCTCGAAGAGGTCGGCGTCGACTTGGTTTGCAGCAGCTTGCATATTGCAAATAGTACGATAAGCGCAAGAGAAAATATAGCAGTAGCTAAAATATAAACTATAACCGATTGGTCTAAGAGCATTCGATAATAATAATAAAAAGAAAGGCGTAGGTAGAAGAGCCCGGATTAACCTGATTGTACTTCCTCGGAAACAACAGTCAAATCACTAAATTTGATAGTATGACATTGCTTCAGAAAATTAAACAGCACTCTAATTTCCTCGACAGTATATGTTGACGTCGGTACTTTATCTTTGTAATGCAGTACTGTGTACAAAAGGCCCTCCTCAAGTTGTGATTGGTCTTTGACAGTCATCGTTCGAGCAAAACAACTTTGTTGTGATTCTTCAAAATGTTCTTGCGAACGGTACGGTTTGCCAATAAATTTGGCACAGTATCGTGGCAAATCCGGAAACATGCAGGTAGGTGTCAGTATGTAACCCGCGAACTCCCCCACATAACTGTGATGGAGTTTAAGCTGATGACCGGATTTCTCTATGAGTTTCCGGCCAACTTCTGTGAGCGTACATTTGTGTGCGAAATTCGCAGAATCATCACCTTTATACATAGCAAGCTTCAAACCATCGAACTCAAACGCAGCGTTAATATACGCAAAGTTCAAGATGGTGTTTTCTGCTATTGTGAATGGTGAACCTGAAAACTGCTTATAAAAGCTTTTAACTTTAATATTGCACAACGGTCTAAAATAGATCATAGTCCACTCTTTCCGGTATGTGTAAAACCACGTTCTCAACCAGTCAGGACAGCCCATACAACGCAACAGATAGTCAGTTACGTCGATCATAAAGGACGCAAACGAAGCATCCCACTCGCTGAAATCATTCTCAAAGCAAGGTAATGGGCCAAAAGTTTCTCGCCTCTTGAAATATTCATCAGCTATCTCTGCGTCAGAGCCATGCGTGGCGAAAAGTATGTTCCGCCGTTCTCTCTTAGCAATGTCTCTGAATTTCTGCAGTAACAGCTGGGCATAAGGGGCAAAAAGCAAATTGACGCGTTTTGAAAACGC